AACAGGTATTCATTTAGGTGGTTCAACGCAAATATTATTTGGCATCAAAGGTCAAAGATGGCTTGATATACCAGAATTTGCACCCTTCTTTAATGAGTATTGGACAACACCTTTAGAATCTGAAAAACCAGAAAAGAGACAACTTGTTGAAGGTGGATGTTATTGGGCATGAGTGTTTTTATTCAATATGATGAATGGGGTAGGATGGGTAATAGAATGTTTCAGCTTGCGTTTGGTTATATTTTAGCTAAACAAAAAGGTGTAAAATTATATCATACAGGATTACCTAACTTTGAGATAACACCAAGTGTATTAGGCGTTACACCGGTTAACGCCATATATACTAGGTCTTACGGAGACAATTACGTTGACATGAGTGAGTTGTTAGAAACTAATAGAGACATAGTTATTAATTCATTTGTACAAAAAGCAGAATATTACACACCCTATAAGCAAGAACTTAAAACGTTTTTCAATATCAGACCATATACGATTAATAGAGATAAATTGGTAATGCATATTAGAGAAACTGATTACCAAATGATTAACCAATTTCTAGGTTATGAAGTGTATAAACAAATTATAGAAAAATCTGGGTTTAAAACTGCAACCATAATAACAGATAATTCTGAATGCGAGACAGTTAAGAAACTACTAGCAGATGGGTGCATTTTAAATAGTGAAGGAGTTGTTAAGGAATTTAATACCGTTAGTGATGCAAGAGCAATGAATGATTTTGACACGTTATTACAAAGTGCTAACATTGCATTATCTCAATCTTCATTCTCATGGTGGGCAGCATTCTTAGGTGAGCATGATAAAATCATATTTCCAAGTGTATGGAATAAAGGCCAGTGGAAGGCTAACCCTGGTAAAGATGATGTTAATTTATGGTTGAATGACAATAATTGCATTCGCTATAATATTGATAATAAGTAACTCTTACCTATATAAATTATATGTTTACATTCAGTGCACTAATGAATAATAGCTCTGGCTATAAAGAAAAGAACTTACCTGAAAAATGGGCAATTTTAGAAAAACTATACGAGCAAAACATTAAACCAAAAGGTGAAGAAAAGATACCAAAAATTATTCACCAAATTTGGTTAGGTGATGCTATACCAAATGCGTTGTATGATATGATGGATACCATTAAAAAGGTTAACCCTGGTTATGATTACAAACTTTGGACAGATGTTGAAGCAGAAGAATTCATGTTTGAAAACAAACAGTTATTCAACAAGCTGAGAAATTTAGGTCAAAAGTCAGATGTATTGAGATATGCTATTTTGTTAAAGTATGGTGGCATTTATTTAGATACAGATTTTATTGGTATTAAATCTTTTGACGAACTATTGCATTTAGATTTCTTTACTGGAGTTTCTTACGATAAAGAACCAACTTTATTCAATGGGTTAATTGGTTGTGTACCTAACCATGAATTAATGGCTGATTTAAATAACATAGAAGAAGCAAGAGATGGTGATGGAATGGAAATTATTAAGACTACGGGGCCTTGGTATATGACTAAAAAGCTTTTCAGAAAGATTGACAAGCTAAATAATATTGTGGTTTTACCTGTAGCATATTTCTATCCATATCCTAATTTTGATAGAGATAGAACTAAAGGCACTGATTACAACGAGTATACAACAATTAAAACAATTTGCGTACATCTATGGAATTCAAGCTGGAATTAAAAGAAAGTGATTTTATCTCTGGTGAAAGAATCCAAGAAATAGCTCACGTAACCTATTTTGGTACAACTAACGATAACATACCAAAACAACTCTTAAACACTAAAACAGTTTTAAGAGATAGGTTTGACTTCTATGTAAAGGATAATGAGACTATTGTTTATGTTTATGGGCATGACTTGGATTTGTTTTTTAGAGAAGCATTTCCAGAAATTGATCACTCAATAAAGTTAATATCTCATAATACAGATTACCCAGTTGATAGTAAGTATATACAATACTTGGATGATGATAAAATTATTAAATGGTATGCACAAAACGCTATACTAGATCATCCAAAGTTAGTACCTGTACCTATTGGTATTGCAAATAAACAATGGCCTCATGGCAATATAGATAACTTCTTACATGTGATGAGGTTAGATAATAAAAAAGAAAACGTAGTATATAAAAACTTTGATATTGGTACTAATATGGGAGTAAGAAGTAGAGTAAACCAAATTACTAATCAAAACAACATTTTTATGGATAGAACATATCCACATACTGAGTATTTACAAAGAGTAGCTAAAAGCTTATTTGTAATATCCCCACCAGGTAACGGTATTGATTGTCATAGAATTTGGGAAGCATTATATCTAGGTACAGTGCCAATAGTAGAGAGAAGCCCAGCTTTTAGAAACTTTACTGATCTACCTATTCTGTTTATAGATAAATGGGAGGATGTTACTTTAGATTTTGTTAAAGCTCAGATACCTTACTTTTACGGTGGTCATAAATTTGATTTAACAAAAATAACTTTACCTTATTGGAAGGCTCTTATAAATGAATAATTTTGGTATAATTTGCAACGACGATGTTAACAAAGTCGGTCATTTATTGTTTAATAACTTTAAATTAGCTTTAATAAACATCTTTAAATGTAACTTAATTGACATTGTTATACCAATTCAAATACCGCAACATAATATAAAAACATTAATAATTGTAGATGAACATTATGAACCAAATGTAAAGGTTTGGAGAAATGATGAGTTTATTAGAACTTTAAACGATAATAAAGTTAAGGTTATAGTTTTTAATTTTGAAAGAATATACAACTCAAGCTTTCCATGGAATGTAGAGCATCAAAAAATGTTAGAAAGGATTAATAACTTAACTCAGTTTGTGAGTGATATTGATGATGCTAAATTAATGAACAAGCAAGTTATTAATAAACAGCACTTATCGGTACATACTAATTTAAATGTCATACCATTAGAAAAGAAAGAAAATAAAGTAGTCTTTATAGGTCAAGTTAATGATTATTACCCAACAAGAAAAAGAGTTATAGAACAAGTTAAAAAAATACTTGACATGGATGTGATTGTAACAGACCGTAAATTAATGTATAAAGATTTTCTAGAGACACTTAACAAATACAAATACGTTTTTAATCCTCTAGGCACTGGTAAATTTATTAATTTGAGATTTTACGAAGCCATCACTTTAGGTTGTATACCTATTCAAGAAATTAGAGATGATATGATTAGTTGGTATCCTGAGTTAATGCACAGTGTTAATTTTACATCTGTAGATAAAATAGATTTTGATAAAACTATAGTAAAATATGATAACAGATATAAACTAGAAGATTATTTAAAAGATATTAAAATAGAGACATACTTTGAATGATTAAAGTTATTATATTTGATTTAGATGGTGTATTAGTTAGCTCAAAAGAGCTACACTATGAAGCACTTAACAGGGCTCTTTTTAATGTAGACTCAGATTTGCCTATATCTTTTGAAGAGCATATCGGTAAATATGATGGTTTAAGTACGCGTAAAAAGTTAGAAAAACTAACAAAAGATAAAGGGTTATCAGAAAAGTATCACGATAAGGTTTGGGAAGATAAGCAAATAGAAACTTTAAGATTAATTAAAAAATTTAAACCTGATTTAAGAATTCAATCCATTCTTAAATCTTTAGCTCCTAATTATAGGCTTGCATGCTGTACAAATTCAATAAGAGAGACAGCAAAGTTGCAATTAGAGAAGAAAGGCTTTGTAGGTTATTTTACCAAATTGTATACCAATGAGGATGTAAAACAAACAAAACCAAACGCAGAAATATATATGCGTTGTATGTTAGACCTTGAAGTTAACCCAGACGAGGTTATAATAGTAGAAGACTCATTTATTGGTAGAAGAGCAGCACAAAGATCTGGTGCACATGTTTTACCAGTAAACACTCCAGAAGACTTAACACTTAAATTAATACAAGACTTTATTATGAAATTAGAAAACAAAACCCCAAACCATAAATGGAAATCAGATAAACTTAATATTTTGATTCCAATGGCAGGTGCAGGGTCTAGGTTTGAGAAAGCCGGTTACACATTCCCAAAACCTTTAATTGATGTTAAAGGTAAACCTATGATTCAAGTTGTAGTAGAAAATCTAAACATGGACGCTAACTACCACTTTATTGTACAAGAATCTCATTTACAAAAGTATAATTTAGATCAAATGTTAAAACTTATTACACCTAAAAGCACTTGCATTGCTATTAACGGTATGACAGAGGGAGCTGCATGTACAACTTTAAAAGCAGAACAATATATTAATAATGACAATCCTCTTATTATTGCTAATTCAGATCAGTTTGTAGAATGGCAAAGTGATGAGTTTATGTATAACATGATTACAAGTAATGTTGATGCTGGTATATTAACTTTTAAAGCTACACACCCTAAATGGAGTTTTGCTAAAGTAGATGATAATGGGTTTGTTACTGAAGTAGCTGAAAAGAAACCTATTAGTGATATTGCTACTGTAGGTATATACTATTGGAAAAAGGGTAGTGATTACGTAAAGTACGCAAAACAAATGATTGAAAAGAATATAAGAGTCAATAATGAGTTTTATGTATGCCCTGTATTCAATGAAGCAATACAAGATAGCAAAAAGGTAAAGGTGTTCAACATTGATAAAATGTGGGGCATTGGTACTCCGGAAGATTTAACCGTATTTTTAAACAATGCTAATTATATCCCATAGAGGCAATTTAGAAGGCCCACAACCTGAGCTAGAAAATAACCCTGAACATATTAAAGAGGTACTTAAAAAGTATCACTGTGAAGTAGATGTCTGGAAAAAAGGCGATTGGTTTTTCTTAGGCCATGATCAAGGGCAATACTGTGTGTATGAAGACTTTTTTAAACATCCAAGGTTATGGTGTCATGCTAAAAACCTTGAAGCATTTGAGTGGCTATTAAAGAAAAAGGTTAAATGCTTTTACCACAATACTGATGATTACACACTGACAAGTAATGGATATATTTGGACTTTTCCAGACAAGCCAGTTTCAAAGAAATGTATTATAGTTGACAAGAGTAAGGATTGGAAAAAGAAAAACTATAATTGTCATGGTGTTTGTGTTGATTATGTATAGGAACCATATTACAATCGTAGTATGATTATTAACGATATTCCTGTATACGACGGCTTATTAATTCATAAACGTTTTGCTTATAACTATTTCAGAAAGAAAACCTTACCTATTGGTAACATTGTAGCATTTAGAGCTCCAATGAATGTCCAAGCAGAGGGTATGATTGATAGTGAAGATGTATTGCAAAACGATTATATCTATAGTGATGATGCAATTAACTTCTGTTGGGAAATACCTAACTTAGATCCATTTGGTGCAGTTGCATATCAAAGACTTTTTAATACGCAAATTGCTATGATTTTATCAAATCGTTATCTTAAGAAGCCAATTGAGGTAGATGGTGATGATTTTATGGTACATGACCAGTTTGAAGGTAGTGATGGTGCATTGCAAAAGGTAGGTAAGTGCAGTGTAAGTATCACGTACTCAAAAGATAATGTAGCAATTGGCCATACCGGTATTAATGTTAATGCAGGACGTAAAGCACCAGCATTTGCATATAGTACCAAATTAACTGATGAACAAGCAACTCAATTTATGAAAGATGTTATTGATTTGTTTTATGCATTAAATGATGACCTCTTTATAGCTACGACAAAAGTTATTACTTGATGACAATATTTGATTATTTAAATTCTATACTGTTTAGTAAGAAGAAGATAGAGCTGAACTGTGATGACGAGTCACAGTTCAGTATTTTTATGGTTAATAGATGGAGTTCTTTTTATTCAAAAGATGCTGCAATTTATATTAACCAAACTACTAATACGTACGCAAATTTGTTTAACAGTAAACAAGAACAGTATGATATGTTGCACCACGTACTTCCTAGACTAAAGTACAAACGTCTAGATTACGTGAAAAAGGTTAAGAAAGAGGACGCAGAAAAAGATAAACCTTTGATACCGGAGTTTATGAGCCAAAGAGAGTACCTCCATAACGTTGAATTAGAGAAACTCATAGCTAAATAAAATTATATGAGCGGACAAGTATCAATTGATAAATTAGCAACGAAGAGAAGTTTAATAGACTTAGATAGCTACGGTAAGGGTAATTTTGGTCTTGGTGACGACTTTATCTTATCTAAACTATTTGATGATATTATTTTAGTAGAATTTATTGATGAAGTAAATGATAACTCTGGCGATGCTATTAAAAGAAATGGTATCTTCGTACCAACCAATGCTCTTATTAAAGCATGGAGAAAAGCTCAAGTAGTATTAACCGGTCCAAGTGTAACACAATGTAAAGTAGGTGATATTGTTATATTTCCAAACGATAAAGGTGCAGCAGTATCTAACATTGAAGTTGATGGGCATGGTAAACTAAAGAAAGGTGTATTCTTAAACGAACTTAGAATCTTCGGTGTATGTAAAAAGGTAAAACAAGAATCAATTGCAGAAAACGTAGAATTAATTAATGAAGACAACGTTGCCCAACCTGAAAAACCTACTAAGTCAAAACGTGTGTGAAATAGTGTTTGCTAGACGCAGACCTAAGCCAGATAAACCACCAGTAAGACGTATGCTTTGTACTTTAGATGATAACATTCTAAATAGTACAAACGGAAGATTGTCTTTAAACTATAAACCACCAGGAGGTGCTATGCCATATAATCCAGAAACTAAAAACTTATTATTAGTATGGGATATATTCATGCAAGATTGGAGAATGGTGAATATGGACGCTTGTGATTTAGTAAACACAATACCGGAAAACGAATTTTGGAATTATTTTAACAATACTCTTTTGAAGATGTCTCCTCAACAAAAGATGACTTACATGGACTCATGATCGATAAAACAGAAAAAATGATCAACAATTTCCTGCAAAGGAATATAGTTTTTTACATTAACAGTGAAAAACCGATGAAGTCCGGTAAGCTTTTAATCTTCAAGTTTAAAGATTTTTATTTTAATTTTATTATTAAATCTGATAACGTTACAAAAACGTTTGAAATTCCATACCCTTTTAAAGTAGAAGAAGGCCCTAATTGTTTAAAGTTTTCATATACAATGGAAGATTTTTCTCAAAAGAATATAGATTTGCTTATTAAAGCAAAGTTACTCAAACCTAAAAAAAGAAATAAATTATACAACTCTACAGTTGTTTTATCTGCACTTAACTAATATAATTAGGGGTGTACAGTCGATTCCTTACCAAATTTCCAGATGGCTACAATCCTAGTAGTCAGCAAATTGACCTTATTAAGCGTATAGAGGATGCTTATGCAAAAGGTTACAAATACGTTATATGTACTGCACCTACAGGGTCAGGTAAAAGCTTTATATCAAAGACTTTAGGTAACGTTTCAAATAAATGTACTGATGAGTTTAAAAGGCTTATTACCTCTTACGATGCCTTTAAACAGGACTATGTTGGTAATCACGTACATGAAATAGATTGCTTAAAAGAACCTAGCCACGGTACTTTTGCACTTACTATTACTAAATCATTGCAAGATCAGTATAAGCAATTGTTTGACGACTCTTCGACACTCAAAGGTAAAAGTAATTACCAGTGTGAGGTTAATACTGACGTGGACGTTGAGAATGCACCGTGTCTACTATTGCCAAAGTTAAAAGAAGAGTGTTGGTCAACTAATAAGTGCCCGTATTATAATGCTCGTAACAAAGCATTAATTGATCAGTTTAGTATTCTAAACTATAAGATGTTTCTATCTTTACCAGGACATGTAAAACGTAAAAATTTTATTGTATGTGATGAAGCATCTGAATTAGAGGATGAACTTGTAAAACACTTCTCGGTATTTGTTGAGCCTGAAAGGTTTAAGTTATTAGGGGTTAAAATACCTTTACTTTATTCAGAAGATATGCAACATGTACGTACCTGGCTTACAACATTAATGGCGACGTTAGGTGAACATATTGATTCATTAACTTCAAAGCATAATCATAAAAATGCTACATTAAACATTAATGATAAAATAAAATTAAATTATTTTAAGAACTTTCACCGTACATTAAACTTAATTGACAGTACATGGGAAAATTGTGAGTATGTGGTACAGCGTGAAAAGAGTACAGTAAGAATAACCCCCTTACGTGTAGATGTTTTATCAAAGTACGTATTTGACTATGCTGAAAATGTTTTGTTAATGTCAGCTACAATTGTTGACCATAAAAACTTTGCAAAAACTTTAGGTATTGATCAATACAAATATATTGAGGTAGATAGTACCTTTGATAGTAAAAAAGCTCCTATATACGTTTCAAATGTAGGTAGACTTAATAAACAAAATATTGATAGAAATATGCCAAAGATAGCAAAAGTTATTAAAGACATTTGTGAATCTCACGGTAAAGAAAAAGGTATTATACATACACATACTTTAGATATTACCAAACAATTACAGAAACATTTAAAAGGGGATAGATACTTGTTTAGAGATAACGAATCTAAAAACGATAATATATTATCTAAACATTCCAAATCTAAAGAGCCTACTATTATAGTGAGCCCGTCAATGACGTTCGGTATTGACTTAAGAGATGATTTAGCAAGATTTCAAATAATAGTTAAAGCTGCTTATTTACCTTTGGGTGATAATAGAATAAAACGTTTGTTTGATGAAGATAAAGAATGGTATACTGATAAGATGCTCATTAATTTAGTACAAGCTTGTGGTAGAGGTATAAGAAGTAAGGACGATTATTGTACGACTTATATTATAGACCAAGCTATTACAGACGCTGTTATTGCTAACAGAGCTAAGTTACCAAAGTACTTCGTTGATAGATTTGCATAAATATAAATGTGCAGTCATTTAAACAACATCACACTCAAATGTTAGAAGAGGGTAAATTTGGTAACATACTAAAAGCAGCCACGTTAGCTACTATGGTTGGTTCTTCTGCCCCAGGTATGCCAACGCATGACAATAAAGTAGATACAAGCATACAACAAGCTGCAAACCCAACACCTAGTACTAGAGTAAGTAGTGAAGCTATTTTTAAACAATTAGTAAAACACGAAGGTTACAAAAAACATATATACAAAGATACAAAAGGAATACCTACCATTGGTATTGGTTTTAATTTAAACGATAAAAACAATCAGCGTATATTAGCTAAGTATGGGATTTCTAATCATGAATTGCATAACGGGTTAAGTGATATGGAAATTAGACAATTGTACAATGATACCGTACAGATTGCTATTAAAAATGCTAAACACTTTGCACCTAATTTTGATTCATTACCGAGCAACGCACAGTTAGCTTTAATTGATTTATCTTTCAATTTAGGTGCTAATAAACTAAATGAGTTTAAAAATTTAAAGCACGCTGTAGCAAATAAAAACTTTCATGCGGCAGCTGCAGCTTTAAAAGATAGCAAATGGTACCGTCAAGTCGGTAATAGGGGTATTGATTTAGTTAACCAACTTAAAAACGCTTCTTCTTAAGAATAGTTTTTTTACTTGCTTTAATATTTTTAGGTAACGTGCCTACAAATGTATTCATGTGAGTGTTTGTATCACCCCAAAAACCACTTGCAGCATCTGTTGTACCACTACTTTGATTATCACTATTAAACACATTGTTCATGTGTCCATGTGATTTTGATCTACGTGCTGTTATACGGCGTTTCGTATCAAACGGAACGCGAAAATCTTCATTTACTTTTTTTTTTAGGTTTAGCGCCTAAACCTTTATATCTATCACCGATTTTTTTAATGTATGGGTTTTTAGATAGACCAAGTTTGCTTTTTTCTTTTTCAGAAACTTTAGCATCTTTTTT